ATTGGTATGACTTTATTAGTTTTATTTAAAATATAAGATTTAAGTGCAATACCTTCATCGAATATTATTCTCTGAATCGATCCATCTTCAAATTGATCTTCCTCTGTAACCATTCCAAAATTATTTCTAGTATACATTGATTTTTCACTATCAATGTTTATAGTTAAGTCTAGTGATGATCCCAATACGTTTACTGAAATATCTTTGTTTAATATTGTAGAACCAATACTTACAACATCAAGATCAGAGAATTCTTTAAATCCTGCAGGGTGTACTAATGATTTTACAGACTCTCTCCAAGTAGAATATGGTAAAGTACTCTTAATTGAATATGAAAACTTCTGATAGTAGTTATTATCAGAGATTCTTTGTTGGTAATCATTGAGTAATCCATTTCTATCACCAAAGTCATTAACTTTTTCTCTAGAAATTCCAACAGAAGTTGGAATGTTAAATGAATTTACATTTGTCACTGTTCCAGTCAGATTTGATATCAAACCTTTGATTCTATTTCCTTCCTTAAGAGTACCTTTTGCGTTAATCACTCTCATCTGATTAATTTCATTATCCCAACCATTCTCCATTATTTCTGCAGAAAATACTTCTCTTCCAGAATTATCAATACCAACAACAGTCTCTTTAGAAAAATATGATAGATCATCAGCAAGAATCATTTCAAATTCTGCCATATTTTTTCTGTTGACAACACTACCATAACCAAAATCATTAACATAATTTCCCAAATTAGAACCTATTCCATCCATACTATAAGTAACAGTATAATTATTTGTGTTTATTCCAGTTACTTTAAAGAATCTATATCCATAGTTTGAAGAATTATAATTATTTTTTGGTATTATATTTCCAGATTCATCAGTCTCACTCAAGTCTACTCTACAATTTTCAATAAAAATCTCGTCTCCAACTGCAAATGGGAATTCTGTTTCTGTTTTCCCATATCCAGATGAAACCAATGGATAAATTTGAGAGTTTGAATTAATTAACTCTAATGTTACATTGGTTCCCAATCTAGTAATATTATCAATATCATATCCATTTGAATTTCTTGTTGGAACAATTCTTAACGGATTTTTTAAATCATTTACATTTTTATCTACTTTTACTGAAGTGACTGAACCTCCCTGTATAGATGCAGATAATTTTAATTCATTACTTCCTATAACTCTTAATGATGGTGGAGTATTATATCCTGATCCTCCTGATAAAATATTAATTTTTTCAACTCTTAAAATATCTTTAACTTGTATAATTGCAGGAGAACTTAAAAATGGTTTTAATGTAGCATCTGTTGGATAATCAAATCCATCTTTGACTCTATTCAGTATACTTACTTTTCCTATCGAACTGGATCTTGGTTCTAGTGTGGCATTTTTACCAGATACACTTCGTATGGTTTTAATTTTTGGTACTTTTCTATATCCTTTTCCTTTAAAGTTTATTTTAATATCATTAATTGGTCCAGTAATAAATTTAGAATTTGAAGTATAGAATATTGTAGAAACGCCAGTATTAACATTATAATTTGTGTTTTCTGGAATAGATTGGAAATCTATCTTAAAGGAAGTATTTCCAGTTGAAATTATAGGATATTCTTTTCTAAACTGACTGGGTATAATCCTAATCATGTTTCTACCTATTACTTCATCATCTTTTGATATCTCATCTTTTCTGGTGTCTAATTTAGAATTAGACAAGAATGTATAATATAATTCAGATGGATATTGAGTTGTTGCAGTCCTAATCTTAAAGTCACCCGAATTAGTTTGATACTTATAACTTTCTAACTCTTTTTTCAAATTTAAATCTTTATATAATTTAAAATTCATCTCAAGAAGACTTGGATCTGAAACATCAAATGTAACAGTATCTCCTTTTGTAATCTCTAGTGGTGGATTAATTAATGCTAAATTGTGAGTTCCAGTTTCAGTAGAACTGAAACTGATAGCAATCCCACTTTTAGCATCTGATGGATATTCTGCCAATTTAACTTTATCTGAATTATATTTAATGATAAAGTATGTTCCATTATCTACTAAGTTTCCAATTGTTCCCGATGGACTTGCATAGTAAACTACTTTATCACCTGTTTTAAAAGTATTATTTTCAATATAAATTTCAGATGTTTCTAAATTAACATAAGTTCCAGCAAATCCTACAAAATCTGTAGTTATTTTTCTAATATTTGGATCATATCTTAATTTGATAGTTCTACTATCATTGGGATTGAGATTTAATTTTACTTTATCTCCTGTAAGTAATTGGTGATCATCATTAGTTACAACGTCAATAAAGTAATTTTTAACATCTCCCAATATTTTTTCATTTTGAGTTGTGAGAGAATGTCCAATTCCTATTCCTGGTGGATTTTGTAAGAAGTATACTGAGTTATAATCTGTACCTATTCCTGAAATTGATACAAAACCTATAGTAGATAGTCCAATAAAATCTCTACCTAAATCTACTACATATACCGTTTGTCCATCATCAAGATTATAACTTGGAGATGTTAAATTATTTGAAACTAACATTCCAGTTCCACCTATGCCAACTCCATAAGTTAATGCTTGACCAGTTTGATATTTGTGGTTTGGAATATAAATTGATTTTGATGGAATAGTTAATAGAGAACCATCAAATTGTTCATACACTGTAGTTGTACTTCCAATACCTACTTCACTATAAGGATTAAAATAGAAAGTATTATTTCCAATGATGTCTCTACCTGAAGAATCATTTAAGAAATATGTAAATTTACGAGGAAGTAATGTTACACTGGAGATTCCAACAGTATGAACACCAATATTTTCAAGTCTATTCACATAAAGTTTTGACTGTTGCTCTGATATTTTTGTAATTTGTAATAATTCATTATCGATTCTAATATAATCATTGACTTCAAATACAGAAGTATCATTTACATCTATAGAAGTTTGAGTTCCAGTTTCTAGGATAGTTCCAATATTTTTCAACAATCCTACTGATTTTTCGTTAACAATAATTTGTCTAAATCCTTCTAGATATCTAAAATCAATATTAGACATTGAAGATACAACAATTCTATCTTCATTTCTAAATCCATGTGGAACTTCTGTAATTCCAGTAATTCTATTAGATGATTTTATAAAAGTAGTTTCATTAAAAGTATTAATTCCAACTTGTAAATTTGAAATATCTTTTCCTTTAATTCCAGATACTACTGCAGAAATTCCTGTACCATCTGTGCCAGAGTTATCAAAAAATATAATATCTCCTACTTTATAATCTTGCCCCGCATTATATACATTGATCCCATCAATTCCTGAAGATTCTATTTCATTAACTATAAAAGTTTGTCTATATGAATCTTTTACCTTGTTTATTAAATTATAATTTGAATTTACTGAATTTATATAGTAAGGACCAACATTTCTAATCAATCCTAAGTCTGAAATATTTAAATCTTGATTAAAGGCAGGGTTAGTGTTCTCTTTAATAATTGAATTTTTTAATTCACTTGCAAAAACATATGGATAAACGGGATTTGAATTTATTTCATTATCAATAGTTAAGAAATATGCATATGTTCCATTCGGGAAATCACTATTAATTACAAATTTTCCATTATATTGATCCAAATCTCCAGTTGAAGAATCGTACTGATAATCCTGTATGAAAAATCCATCTGGAAATCCCTGTCCAATAGGTCTAAGTTTACTATCAGTCTCTACTCTTTTTTGATAACTACTTCTCACTTTAGTCATTTCTAATCCAATTTTAGTATATGGTCCATAAATTGGATATCCATCATATGACCATCCAAGTATTGGTGAATGTAGTTCAGTCAATACTTCTCTATTTTGATTATCTAAGTGATCATTTAAACTCTTTCTTAATAATTTCGGTGGGTAGAAATTTATAAATTGTAATCCATACTGTTGATTTTTACTTGGAACTAATACTCCTTCATCTGAATTTGTAAGTAATCTTTTATTTTTTTCTACTTGATTTATTTTCCATTCAAAAATATTTCCAATAAACTTTGCGTCTATACCTCTTCTTTTAATTCTCAACTCAGTATTTTTTGGAAGATAATTAATTCCACCATTGAGAATAATAACATCTGAAATCTCACCATTTTCTACAATTGGTTTAAATTCTGCATATCTTCCAGATCCAGAAATTACTACATCTATATCATTAGTATATCCAGCTCCATGACTTAAAATTTGGATATCAACAACTTTTCCATCAAGTACAATTGGTTTTAATATTGCTTCTGAAGTAATACTAGATATTCCAATATTTGGTCTTCTATGAAAGTTTACTATATTTGGTACACCATATTTGAACCCACTTTCCTCAATAAAAATATTGTCAAATGATCCAAGGACAACAGGTTCTAAGATAGGTTCAATAATTTCTGAAGATGATATTTCAGGAACAGATTCGATTACTATTTGAATCGGAGGATATGAAAAAGTATGAGTACCTACTCCAATGCTATTAAATTTTACATATTTTTTATTTTTATAATTTTCTATATTTGTACTATTACCTACACCTGCTAAAGATAATCTAAATTTATTTTCATCGATTATATGAACATAATATTGGGTTTCTGTATTCAATCCTACTATTTCAGTTTCAGTAGATGAATATACAACTAAATCTCCATCTTTAAAGGTGTGATTTTTTGCAAAAATATAATTGTCAAAAGTGTTTACACCATTAACTTCATTTACATTTGTACTTTGGATTGAAGGTACTCTTATGAATTTATTTGAATAATTTGATCCAGAATCTTCAACATAAATTTTTGTTATTGTATTTTTACTATTCAGTGTTCTAAAATAATGAAATCCTGAACTTATTCCTACTAAATTGATATTATTTTGTTTTTTAGCAGCATTTTCTCGATTTTCGTAAAGTTTAATCTGAGTATCATTTTCTCTTCCTACAAAATAAACTGAATTATTTTGTAATGGTGAAATAGGAGAATTTGAATTATTTAAATATATAACCTGCTCACCATCGTCAAAATTATGATTACTTACAAATGTTATAACATCTGTAGATGGGTTTACACCATTACCATCACCTCTAAATCCTGAGGTAATTCTAGATTTTATTAAGTTTGGTTTTAAAACTGCACCTGATCCATTTCCACCAATTATAGAAATTTTAGGTTTAGATTGATATCCTATACCTGGACGTATTATTTTAATTTCTTTAACAGATCCTGTAATTGAAGGGCATACTTTTGCACCATATCCTTCAGAATCGAATACATCTACTTTGGGGTAATTAATTACATCATATCCAGATCCATTATTGGTGATGAGAACATTATCTAACTTTCCATAATAGATGTTTTCATCATATAGAGTAGATGAATAAATTTCTACTCCATTTACTAAAATTCCTACAGTTTTATTATTTGTCGATATTTCTTCTGGACTAGTTAATGTATTTTCTTCTTTAGTTAAAGTAATTTTTTTTAATAGTTTTTGATGCTCTAGAGTTTTATTTTCATAATCATTTTTTACAAAATAATCATTAGTTACTCCATATCCTACATTAATATATTTTTCCGAATATAGATCACTATTACTTAAAGAAAGTTTAATTTGGGAACTATCGTTACTATTTCCTACTGTAGTAACATAGTATTGCCCAGTAATAATTCCGGATACTGATGATGGAAAATAATATATTTTTTCTCCAGTATAAAATCTATGTACTTTATCTGTATTAAGAATCGTAGTAGTAGCAGATCCAGCATTAACTGGCATCGGAGGAGTACTAACTCGAACTGCTCTACTATCAGCTAAGACTTGATAATCTGGTAATCCAGATGATGTTACATATAAATTGTTTACTTGCTCATCTGAGTATGTATTTTGAACTCCTGAGGTCAAACTGTTAACTTCAGGAAATGCTAATACATTGGACTTTCTAATAATTTTTTTAATTTGAGATTTATTTGTAATAACTACTGGACTTAAAACTTCTATAGTTTTAGTATTAATAGTAGTTCTTACAGTAACAATCAATTCATTGTCATCAGGAAAATCTGGATTTAATAATTTAATAGACTCACCTATGGTAAATTTTACTGCATCTTTAAGTTCAATTCTCCAAATACTATCTTCAGATGTTGGTGTTACTGACTGTATATTGTGAGTTGTTGGGATATTATAAATCCAAGAATTAAATTCCGGTTTATCTAAGAGATCTAATCCAAATGTAGATAGTGAGATTCTATCATCTACTCTTAAATTAGATGATTGTGAATAATCGACAGTATCTATAATGTTCAGTATTCTAAATTCAACTATATCTGAACCTAGGTATGAATATGCAAAATTATTTTCAATAATTTCATCACCTTCATTTAGTGGTGCGACTATTCCAGAAACATTTAAAAATTGATTTGCAGTCTTATCTGAGTAATTAGCTACTATGGGAATATTTGCATTTTTAGTTTTTATTAGTAATGTTCCAGATTTTGGAAATCCAATAGTACTATCAACTAAAAGAGAATTTGTATTTAAAGGTTCAGATTCTGATAAATTTGTCTTTTTAGTTGATATAAAATCAAAAATGAATGAAGTAGAATCTAAAGATATTTCATAAAAATTTCTACCCTCAACAGGTCTATACTCTACATTATAAATTGCAGCACTTGCAGTACCTACATTTGGGATATTTTGAAATAATGTTTTACCATCAAGATCTAAAGGATTGACATCTCCTGAGATTTTTTCAACTAAAATATTTTTAGTAACAAAATAATTACTATCAGAAGGCCTCAGCATATATTCTTGAGGCTTAATTAAACTTATGTCTACTCCATATAAAATTTTAAAAAGAATTTTATATGATACATCAGTACCTTTAGTAGTATAAAAATCTTTTGCCCTTGTTAAAATATTTTGTAAGTTTATTCCAGGAACAAAGTTTCTATTCTCAAATCCAGGTAAGAATTGGAACTTAAACTTTTCAAATAACTTTTGATAAAACAATAAATTCAAATTATTAATTGATGAATTTATTGGGTGATCCTGTGCTTCAGTGGAAGTAAAGTAAATTGAATCTAATTGTGAATCAGATGGGATCTTATCAATGGCACTAAAACCCCTTACACAACCTTCAAAAGTTGTTTTTGTTTTAGATGTATATGTAATAATTTCATCATCAATCTTGATTAATCCATAACTATCAGGAAATCCTATTGTATGGGAAACATTAATAACATCATCTATTGAAAGAATTGCTTTCGTTACAACGGGAGGTACAAAGGCACTGAAAAATTTCTCATTATTAAATCCAGAAATAGATTTATATTCTAAAATGTTTGTTGCTAAATCTATTGCACCTGTTGGATATTCTTGAGATATGTAATACTGATTTAAGAATTCTTTGAAAAGAGGATTTTCCTCATTTAAGAATTCTGGAATTTGACTCTCAATAATATTCTGAATTTTTACTTTCTTTATGTCTGACATCTTATCTTGTATACTCTCCGTTTACATAACTGGATGTTACTGCATAATCTGATCCTGATAGATTTTCACCAGAAACAATTGTATCTTCTATAATATTTACTACAGTATTTGCCATGTTAAGTTCTAAATATATATCTCTCAAAGCAATGACATCATTTGATTCTGGAATTGCTTGAACTTCAATACCTTCAGTACTTGACACTCCTGTAAAAATAACTGGATTTAATCGAATCTCACCTTTCTTATAATCTATTGTACCTACATTTTTGCTTACCATCACTGGTAAATTATTTTTAATTCTAAAGAAGAATATAGATCCCTTTTCATCATCAATTGGAATATCACTTAAGTATACGGTTCCTTCTACATCTTTTATATTAAATCCAGTAGACTTAATATTATAACCAGTCATATCACCATTTTTGTTTCTCTTAAGATGGAATTGATTACCAAAACAAAGTTCATAAGTTGCCAGTCTATTTAAAGCTGGTTGTAAATTTCTTCTTATCTTTATTTTTGTGATGTTTGATGTAATTGCAGAATTTACATTATCAATTAATGATATAACTTTACTATATTTAAATCTTCCACCAAAAGAATTTAAATCTGTGGAAGTTGAATACTCTTTAAGAGTATTAATTACTGCAGATTGAATATCTAAAGGACGTGAGACAAAACTCTTGTTATAATAAACATTTACATCCATTTCAACATACAAATATTTTAAATCTACAATCTCAGGTTTAATTCCAGCAATTGAGTATTGTTTTAAATCTTTTTTAATACTTTCTTTTGTAATTTGAGATATGTATGATCCATTTCTAGGTTTAATTGAAATGAAGACCTTTCCATATTCTGGTGGATCTAATTCATCACCACCATATGCAGTGACACTTTCCACATTAGGGAATATATATGGTATTAGACCTTTGTAATCATTTGCAGTGACTGCTCTATACTGAGATGAATAAACTCTAGGTCCTAAGTACTTAATGCTATCTACAGATTCTATATCATCACCATTTTCTGCAGATTGTGTGGTTGATAGATCAGATATTCCTGTAGTTAATTTATTTTGATTATTATCAATCAATACACCAGAAAATGTAAAACTAGAAGATCCATTTGCTTCTTTACCATTAGTTACGATGTAACTAATAACAATAGAACTTCCATTTGATGGTCTCTTTCCTAAAATATTATCTCCAAATATAACCTCATATTTTTCATCTTCGATTTCTTGAATCAAAAAGATTCTAGAGGTACTTTCAACTTCAAAAATATTTGAGTATAGTTTGTATTCTTCTGTTTTGGTATCAGTAACGTAAACCTTAACGGAAGATATATCTACATTAGCATTTGGAATAATAAATCTTTGATTTGTTTGTGAATTATCTAATACATATGACTTTGTTAGATAACTTCCTTCATAGATGGGAATATCAGTAAATGTAGCAATATTATTATTATCAACTACTGCCGTTTTATCTTGTGGGATAGAGAAAATATAATTTCCACTTTCAACTGCACCTAATGCTACAATTCCTGCTTTTAAAGTTACAGTCTTAGAATTAAATCCTGTAGTATTTACTGAGAATGAAATATTTGCTCTTGCAGATCTTTTTGAACGTGGAACATATCCAATATTTCTAGCAAGAGATACAACATT